CTGGAAACGAAGTCCAGATGCGTGACACATTTCTAATGACCAACATGACACCACAACTACCAGATGTAAACAGGATTATCTGGAAAGAACTGGAAGCGATGGTGAGAGGGATGGAGACGCAATACGTGGTGACTGGTGCAATCTATACTGATCCATCTACTTGTATTGGAGAACGTAGGATTCCCGTTCCATCGGCGTATTACAAAGTTGTCTATTCCAAAGATCGTTCTATCAAGGTTTATATGGCGGACAACGCTGAAGGATCTGTGGTGGTAGAAAAATCTTTATCAGAGTTAGAATCTTTGGTGGGATACACATTTCCCTCTTGACATTATTCCCGAGTCGTGTATTATCAGTAATGTAGTCAGTGAGATATAAGGTGATTCGTTATGTTTAGTTTATCTGCTTCTATCTCTGTGATTCGTAGCTACGGTATCAATATCGACGGTGTGAGCGATATTCTCAATGTTTTGGATGATCTAGGTCAAGTTCGTAAAGATGGTTACATCGACCAAAAGAATCTTGATCGCCAGATTCAAAAATATCGCAAAGCACAAAAGGCTGCTTGACATTTTTAGCGAATCATGTATGGTAAGAATGTAGTCAGTGAGTTTGTGGAGCAATCAATATGAATCTTAAGCAACTCTTTGCCCCCATCGTGATTCGTTTTCAGTCATCGGATGATCTTGAAGCGGCTCTCTTTTTCCTCTCCGAATGCAACCGTGACAAGCTGAGTGATCGCCTTGTCAAACAGGCTGATCGAATGCAAAAGTTGATCGCAAAGGAACTGATTCGTCGTGGCGTCAAGATTTGGGAGTTTTGATTATGTTTTTCTGCAAAAATCGTGTGCATCAGTATATTGTGACACTGGAAGTAAACGGTCGTCATCCCTATCTTGTCGATCATGATCTGGATTATTTTGAAGGCAAGAAAGATGTCCAAGTTAAAGTGACCGCAACTTCTTGGAAAAAAGCAGATCAAGCAGCGCGTGATGTTGGTCCTGGCATAAAAGCTTGGTCCTGGCGTGTTAAGTCTATTGAAAAGGTATTTAAGGAGTTTTGATTATGTTTACTGCTGTTGTAACTATTAGTACGGTGCCTGATCATGATGGAGACACGTATTTTCTGTTTGATGAAGTTGTGCATGATGAAGAAGAATATGCTGATCTTCTGTTTGAACTTGAACAGCGCACTCATTACAGAATAACAGGGCATAAAGGAAAGATTACTGTCCTCTCTGAAATCACTCGTCGTACCTCTAATGTTTTGGAGTTTTGATTATGAATACGTTTTATAAAATGGTGCTGTTTACGTTTCTCGCGAATGTTGCATTCTGGGGCATCATTATCGGTGTTATCTGGCACTTTGTTGCCAAGTTTTGGTGAGAATGAATATGAAAGTATTTTGGGTACTAGGCTGGGATCGTTATTATCCTGAAGAAGATAACTTCCTTAAGTCGTTTGAGACTTTGAAAGAGGCACAAAAGTATATTGATGTGTGTTTGCAAGAGGCACACCATTATGATCGCTATGACATCATTGATATCAGTGGAAGGCTGTAATCATGGCCGCAATATATCTAGATTGCACAGATGAAGAGTTTCATGGTATTCACGAATCTGTGGACAAGTATCTGAAGCGCAAGGCTCCTAATGCTCCTGTTGATAAGGAAGCACTTAACAAGCTTCTAATGGATCATGGTAAGATTATTCGTGAACTGCGATCTAAGGGTATCATCATTCTACATCGCAGCAAGCAGCCAGATAAGCCCAAGCCACCGCGTAAGCCTAGGGCACCAAAGGTAGCACCAGAGCCATCTGCACCTGCTGCTCCAAAAAAGACTAGACAACCACGTAAAACTAGTGTATAAGTAAAGACAATATGACCCATACCTCTGTTACATATGTATGGGTTTTCTGAGCCTCTTACGCCTCTGGATGGAATCCACCATAAGCGCACCAAAGAGGACTATCCGATAACTGCTCCAGGGATGAGGAGTAAGTGTCAATCTGCGCCGAGATGGAAGCGCAGACGTATTCGCGATCAACCTAGGCACGGTCTAGAATATGTCTCATATAAATACCATTGGAAGTTCTACTTCCATTGTACTCTTACAACGCTTCAAGTCTGCGATGGCTAGTAAGCATTATATCTACAGTATCACGTTATACTATCGATATGATTCAAACGAAACAACGACGATCTTGCATTTCCAGTAAGAGGGAAATGGATGTAGAAGATACCATATACATTTACTTTGTATCTTCTCATAGCATAGCTGTCTGTACGGGTTGAGATACCCTATAAGACTTTCAGTTGTCGCCTAGGTCTTCGAACCTAAGAGGGAAGAAATGTCTTACCTAAATAAAATCTTCAAGGCGATTGCCACTCTCGCACTGTTGGTTGTAATACCACAAGCAATGGCACAAACACCAAAACACGATCAAGCGCAACTAGAATGCGTAGCACAGACAATCTATTTTGAAGCCCGTGGTGAGCCACTAAATGGCCAGGTTGCAGTTGCAAATGTAATAATGAATCGTGTAAAACAAGGCTATGCTAAAACTCCATGTGAAGTTATTGCTATGAAACACCAGTTTAGCTGGATTCATCACCATCCTAAGATTGTATATCAAGACCTATATGAAAAGAATAAGCAAGTTGCTCGTTCTGTTTACTACGGACATGTAGGAGACAACATTAATGGCGCAATCTTCTATCATGCAAACTATGTAAATCCACATTGGAAGTACAAGAGAGTTGTGACGATAGGTCATCACATATTCTATAAAATCGCATAAATAGATTTAGGGGTGGCTTCGGCTGCCCCTTTATCTCTTGACAAAACATACAGGATCGACTATGTATAAAGTATACTCAAAGCCAGGATGCTCAAACTGTACAGCAGCCAAAAATCTTCTCACATCAAAGTCCATTCCATTCGTTGAAATGGATATCACAGACGAAGAAACAAAGAATCGTCTACTAACTGAAGTGCCACATGCGCGCACAGTACCACAGATTTTTTATAATGAAACATACATTGGAGGGTATAATGAACTCAATGAACGACTCAAAAACGAATCTACCAACGTCCTTCTTGGATGATCTAAAGCATAACATCTGTCAAGTCAACTTCACAAAGAAGGACGGAACAGTACGTAAAATGCTTTGCACTCTTTCTCCAGAGATTCTACAAGAACAGAAACTTGATGAACAATCTCAAACTCGTAAATCAAATCCAGATGTCATTTCAGTATGGGATCTAGAGAACAGTGGCTGGCGATCATTCCGCAAAGATTCTGTTGTTGATTTCAGTGTAGGGTTTTTTGTATAATGAAAACTTTTAAAGGCTTCTTGGAAGAAGCTCCCATAACAATTAATAATACACCAATGCACGGGTCACATTCTAAACCACCTATCGTAATCAATGTGCCTCCTATGCATGGTGATCATGCGAATGTGAAAGAAATTTCAGAAGCAGGTCATGGAGGATTTGGAGATTTTAGACCTACAATTGATCCTCCAGACTTTGACAAAGAATATCCATATCAAAATTCTCATCTCGGAGAAACTCATAAAGATGTTGATGGTGCATTGGAGAAAGAGTATTCAAATATTCACCAGAACAATAGTTCTTTTTCCAATGCGCTTAAATCATACACAAAAGATTCAACTAGAATAAACAATCACCTTACACACAACGAAAGTCTACTACATAAATATTTACATCCTATAACGCAGTCCAGGATAAGTGCTTTGGATTCTCAGTTGACTTCTCCAGACACAAAATTGAAACATGATTTACACGTATATCATGGAACATCTGCTTTTAATCCAGATCAAGAAGCATCAAAGCATCCAGACCGAAAGATCAAAATGCCGATGTTTTTATCAACATCTATTAATCCAAAAATTGCACATAATTTTGCGGCATCTGGTGATGGACACAAAGATGGTACTAAAAGACATATATTGCATATTCACTTAAAAAAAGGTCAGCAGGGTGGAGTGTATATAGGAAGAAAAACTAAAGTCTCCCGTAATGAATATGAGCAACTTTTACCAAGAGATACAACTCTAAAGGTTCATACATTGCCTACTGTACTAAGTGATGGTACACATATATGGCATTGTCATGTAGCAGATTAGGAACATAGAATATGAACGAACTAACACGCTGGGAATATATCCGAGCAGTTATCGCAAAGTGGATCGTGGTCAACATTGCTGCACGTATTAGCAGCCTCGCAGTGTTTGCGCTGATGATAGAAACCTATGAACTTTATCATCAAAAACTAACAGAAGAAATGGAAGCGGTGGAACCAAATGAGCAATCATGACCTAATGGAACGTAATGAGTTAAACAAGAACTCAAAGGGTGGTACAGAACTACTACAAGAACGTCTATATGCGGGTGGTGTTCCTCGTGAACTTCTAGAAGACACACAGATTGTTTTCTCACGCGCTCGTGAACTAGACGAAACCAAGACGAAGATTTACTACTGTCACGATCTACCAGAAGATCCAGAGTCGTCGCGACTATCTGATCCCATGTACCGTAAGAAGTTTGATAAGTTTGTTTTCGTTTCAAACTGGCAGATGGAACAATACAACAACGTTCGTGGTGTACCATATAGCGATTCTGTTGTCATTAAAAACTCTATTGAACCTATCGACACTACAGCAAAGACTGTAGATGATAAAAAGATCCGATTGATCTACACACCTACTCCACATCGTGGTCTAGATATTCTGGTACCAGTCTTCATCAAGCTAGCCGAGAACGATCCTAACATCACATTGGATGTCTATTCATCATTCAAGTTGTATGGTTGGGAACAACGCGATCAACAGTATGAAGACCTGTTTGAAGTCTGTCGCCAGCATCCACAGATTAACTATCACGGCTCTGTAAGCAACGAAGAGTTGCGCAGCGCATTGTTGAACGCAGACATCTTTGCATATCCTTCAATCTGGAAAGAAACCTCCTGTCTCTGTTTGATCGAAGCCATGTCTGCTGGTCTACTCTGCATTCATCCTAATCTAGCAGCACTACCAGAAACTTCTATGGGCTTGACATGGATGTATCAGTGGAGCGAAGATAAGAATCATCATGCAAACTCATTCTATCAGGTTCTTTCACAGGGTATCAACGTTATGCGTAATCAAAGAGACTTGATTGCACAGGATCTTTATCTACAGAAAATCCAAGCAGATCGTACATACAACTGGAACACTAAAGCAATGGAATGGTCGGGTCTTCTAGAATCTCTAAAAAATAAGTAATGGTAGAGAGGAGACTTGTGTGAATACCAACACAGCTATTTCTACTAATGTTTCTGTTGAGATACGTTCAAACATCATTCAGTTCCCGTTGAAAAATAGAACAAACTTTACCCAAGATCATCTTGAAGAGATGAGAGAGCAGGCTCTTCTAAACAAAATAGAGTTTGTTCATTTCGTGACGGATGAGATGACCGAAGAGTTGTTCTATAAGATTGGTATGCTAGGGTTCAACTTTGATGACGATGACTTTAGCAAAGATGTTGCACTAGTCATCGAATCCCTACGGTCATTGATCCTCAAGAGTATGGGAGTCAATCATGGGCTGCAACAAGCAGCAGAACAGTTGATTGACTTTCCAGACATCGATGAAGAATATTTTGACGAATAACTCTTTACAATGATCTAAAAATGTTGTATATATATAGATCATAACAACGTGAGAACAACCTAACATGATTATCCTAGATTTGTCACAAGTCATGATTTCGACTCTTATGGTCCAGATCGGTAACCATAAAAATGTCAAGATCGAAGAAGATATCATTCGACACATGGTGTTGAACGCTCTACGCGCACACAAGGTAAAGTTTACTGCCGAGTTTGGTGAGATGGTCATTGCTTGTGATGACAAGAACTACTGGCGCAAGCAAGTTTATCCTTATTACAAAGCTAATCGCAAGAAGGAACGCGATGCTTCTGAACTTGACTGGAATGCAGTGTTTGAAACACTCAACAAGATTCGTCAAGAAATCAAGGACTTCTTTCCTTACAAAGTCATTCAGGTAGAACACGCTGAAGCTGATGATGTTATCGCTACTCTTGTCAAAGAGTATCATTTGCGTGAAAACATTTTGGTGCTGTCTGGCGATAAAGACTTTGGTCAGTTGCAGAAGTATCCTAACGTCAAGCAATACAGCCCTGTCCTCAAGAAGTACATCACCTGTACCAATCCTGATCTGTTTCTCAAGGAACATATCATGAAGGGTGATGTGTCTGATGGCATTCCCAACTTTCTATCGGCTGATAATGTGTTCGTTATGGGCATTCGGCAGTCTCCTGTGTCTGCTAAGAAGCTGTCTTCTTGGATTCTTCAAGAACCTGAACAGTTCTGCAATGAAACCATGCTGCGTAACTATAAGCGCAATCAACAGTTGATCGATCTTGATTGTATTCCTACTGAAATCTCAGAGCAAGTTCTGGAACAGTACAATACTCAGAAGAAAGATCGTAGCAAACTGTTCAACTATTTTGTAGAAAATCGTTTGAAGAACCTTTTGGAATGTGTAGGTGATTTTTAATGGTAAGAAAAAGAGTTGGGCCACCAAAGATCAGTAAAGTTAAAACAACAAAAAGCGGCTCAACTCGCACATACACAAAAAGTTTGAGCGGTAAATGGTCTATTACAGGTTGGAGTGGAAAGACTCCTCGAAGAAAGAAATGATAGGGAATAAACAATGTTAGGTATCTCAGAGATTTTGAATAAGATTGACGCTGAACCAGATTACGAAAAGCGTCGTAGTATGCTAGCCGCAAACGTAAACAATCCTACGTTTATGGAAATCCTAAAGATGACATATCATCCTGGTGTTCGCTGGCTTCTACCAGAAGGTGCACCTCCATACAAGCCATGTCAGTTTCTAGATCAGCAAGCAATGCTCTATAACACTTTCCGCAAGATGTATCTTTGGGTTGGGCCAGAAAATCCAAACATCTCGAAGGCAAAGCGTGAAGCATTGTTCGTAAACTTTTTGGAAGCACTTGATCCTGCTGATGCTAAACTTATCTTGGCAGTCAAGGACCGCAATCTTCCATATGTAAACATCGATGAACAACTCGTTCGTAGTGTTTTCACTAAACTTCTTCCATCAAAAGAAGAACAAACTCCAGTAGCAGATGCCCCAGTCAAACGAGGTCGCGGGCGCCCTAAGAAAGAAACGGTAAATGCATAAGAAGAAGGTCATGAAGTTCAAGGACTGGTACGAAGAAGACGAAGTGAACAATACTTCTCAGTTGCGAGAGTATCGGGAACACAAGAAACAAAAACGTCTAAATAGAGCGATCAGGACACTTGATATTGACCAACTATTAGAAATGGAAGACGATGAGTAAATGAGTAAGCCTTGGGGATGGATAACAATGATTGATGCTGGAGAATGTGATTCTTCGGCTATAAACGATGTTGTTGTTTTTCAAAACTTTATTGATGATGTATTGAATGCCATAGAAATGGTAAAAATAGGTGATCTAAACATCGTTTGGTGTAATACAAATGATCCCAATAAAGTAGGATATTCAATATATCAACTTCTTCAAGATTCAAACATATCAGCACATTTCTGTCCAGTAGATCGTAATAGTTGTTACATGGACATTTTCTCTTGTAAAGAATATTCTGAAGAAACAGTCAAAGAAATCTTCGTCAAGTATTTTAATCCTAAAAAGATTCACTGTCAAACAATAGAACGCAAGATTGACTGATTTTATAAGTAATCGTAAGGAGTAACTACATGCCAATGTACCAATACCTCATTCCTGAAACACAAGAAACGTGGGACGAGTTGTGGTCTTATGCATCACACAAGCAGTTTCTCCAAGACAATCCACACATTCAGCAAGTATTTCATATGCCTATGCTCGTAGGTGGTACTGGTGATCGTGTAAAAACAGACAGTGGAATGAACGATGTTCTAAGTCGAATCGCCGCTGCTAATCCATTTTCTCCCCTCGCAGAGAAACATGGCTCTAAGAGTGTTAAAGAAACAAAGACCCGCGAAGCTGTCAACAAAGTAAAAAAGAAGCTTGGTGGTGCTTTGACATAATGTGCCGGTGACTTAACGTAAAAACGATTAAGGAGTCTTATGGCTACGACAAGAGCGGAAAAGCGAGACCGTAATAGACAGAGTAGACAAAGCAAAGAGAGAACCACAGAAGATAAACTGAAACTACACTTATCTCAAATCACACCTGCTACAGACAACCAACGCAGGTCGTTCGAATACTATGATGATGGCAAGAACCTTTTGCTCCACGGAGTTCCTGGTTCTGGCAAATCATTCATCAGTCTTTATCTTGCTCTTGAAGAGGTAATGGAAGACTTAAACAAACCTCGTAAAGTAGTCATTATTAGAAGCGCACAATCATCTAAGTCCATCGGCTTCTTGCCTGGCACCGCGGCTCAGAAGATGGAAGTCTTTGAGGCGCCATATATCTCCATCTGTGCAAAGTTATTCAAGCGTGGAGACGCATACAGCATCCTAAAACAAAAAGGCATTGTTGAGTTCGAATCAACATCATTCCTTCGTGGTACAACCATCGACAACGCTATTGTGATTCTAGATGAATGTCAGAATCTAGGTTATAACGAACTTAAAACAGTCTTGACACGTATTGGCGAAAATGCTAAAGTTATCGTATGCGGTGACATCAATCAAGATGACTTGACAAGTTCTCGTTATAATGAAGAGTCTGGTTTAAAATCTATGATGAGAGTTTTAGATAAGATTCCTTCTATCCGAAAAGTTGAGTTCGAAGTGGACGATATTGTTCGTTCTGGATTTGTCCGTGAGTTTATTTTAGCAGAACTACAACAGATTGGTTATTTTCGTGATACAAAAAAAGTTCAAACACAACACGACAACACTGCCTGGTATTGATAGGATTGATGGTGATGAGAACACGGGGAGACTTTATCGTCTCCCCGATGGTTCTAAAGTTCCTTCTGTAACCACTGTCCTAGGGTGGTATAAGAAGCCTCAACTAGCAGAATGGCGTAAGCGGCTAGGTGAAGAAGAAGTTCAAAAGGTTTTGAGAAGAACTTCTAGTCGTGGTACCAAAGTTCATGCTATCTGTGAAGATTATCTACACAATAAAGAGATTGACAAAGACAAAGTAGATCCGTTTGCATTGTTTTTGTTTACATCCATTCAAAAGTTTATTGATCGTATTGACAATGTTCTTGGTGTTGAGTTGCAGATGTACTCCAATCATCTTGGAGTTGCTGGAACTGCTGACGTTATTGCAGACTTTGATGACCGTAGGTCTATCATCGACTTCAAGACATCAGATAAACCTAAGAAAGAGGAGTGGATTGATACATACTTCATGCAGATGGCCATCTATGCGGTCATGTATGAAGAACTAACTGGTGTACCTGTGAATAATCTTGTTGTTATCATTGCAGTAGAGAACAGCGAACCTCAGTTGTTCATCCAAAGAAGAAACCAGTGGATTGGAAAAGCAGTCAATGTCATCAACACATACTACGATTATCACGGATTAACTCGTGGACAAATCACCAAAGTTTAAGAAACGCTATTTTCTGATTTTTATAACAGAAGAATCAGGCCGTGAAACCGATATCGACTATATCGGGCTGAACGCAAAGTCATTCAAAGACGCAAAACGAATCGCTAGATGTGTCTATGGTGAGCATGGACCAAATCATATAGTTTACAAAAACGTAGAGGTGTGAGACGAATCTAGCTTGACATTTTATCGCGAATCGTCTATTGTCAGAAAGTAGACAGAGAGAGAAAGTGATTCGCGATGGTCAAGTTTGAAAAAGCCAACTTCGAATATCACGGTGGATACCTTCACTACAACCACAACGGCGAACGTAAGTTTGTCGCCCGCTTCAAGCATCGTGGTCCAGTCAACAAGGCTAAGTTTGTTGCCGTCTTGAAGAAGCACTACAGCGTTGACGAATATTTTGCCAAGATTGCTGCTGGTCGCGCTCCTCTTCAGATTTTTGAAGATGATGGTCTTCTGTCGTTTCATTACGGTGAGCATGGCGCTCACAACTACTTTGTTCTTGATGGAAAGGTTATCTGATGATAAATTTCTATAAGTGGT